ATAATCAGACCCAACAGAAGCTGATTTTATATTCAGCCATACCCCGTCTTCATAAGAACTGTAATACGCACCTTTTCGTTTTCTCCCCCTTGTTGTCTGTTGCAAAACATGAAACTGGTCAGAACAAGCATCCCACAATCTTCTGTCTTCTTCAGATGCGTCCAAAAGGAATCCCCTTAACCTTTTACAATGGTCTTCACCGTATTCAGCCAAAAGATTATCACCGATATTGATTTTTCCAAGAATCTTTTCAAGTTCATCATAGTCTGCATCCATGATTTCCTGAAGTCTTTTCAGTTCTTTTCTGATAGACCTTAAATCTTTATTTATCGGATCTTTCAGGGACTTTGTGTCCCCACGTTTGAACACATCAAGGTGACTTTTGATGAACTTTAGTTGTTCAAGGTCTTCTTTCCACAGACCACCGTGTTTACTGAAAAACTCAATTCTGTCTTCGATGTATTCTTCAGGATTTGATTTCCAACTAACATAATCTTCCCAATACTTTTCAGCATCTTTAATCTTTTTCAGGTCTGCTTCTTTTGTGGTCAAAGTTTCATTCTTTTTCTTGTATTCTTCTTTGACCTGACCAATGTGTTCACGCAACTTTGTTTCATCGTTAGCTTGCAACGGTTCAAACACCTTGGTTGGATTGGCTTTCTGTTCTTCAGTTGCTTTCAAGAACTTCTTTCTATAATCTTCGAAACTCTTTGACTTGTCAAGACCATAGAATTCTGCCCTTTTCTTCAAGGTTTCAAGTTCTTCTTCATCCAATGACCACCTTGGTCTTTTGAGCAACTGACACCTGCAATTAATCACATTCGATGCAGAACCACCAATGGAAGGGGCTTCCAAATGTTCCCCCATGACAAGGAATTTGTCTTTCCATTCCACGATCTGTCCATCAGCTTCCCTGTGAGCAAGTCTCGTTCTCCCATCCAAGGTTGCATCCCACTGTTTCATCAGGTCACAACCTGCGTCAACAGCTTCGTCCCCTGCGTCAAGCCTTGCCTGTTGGTTAATCCTGTTCCCTTCGGTTCTGACAATCCGCATTGCATCAGACTGTGAAATCTGAAAGTATCGCTGAACCGACAACGAATCAGCGACTTCCAACCATGATTTCCCATTGGCAATCCCCCGTGTGGCTTCAAGGGCAACCTGTTTTTTCAGTGTCCTGATGTTCTGAACCGTCAGTCCCTGCTTCAAGTAGTAACCTGTGGACAACTTGGAATCAGTCTGAATCGCCCTAACCATCTTCTTCGGGTTCACAGGAATTGTCAACGGAATACCCTGATTCATCAGTTCATACATACTGCCCACATAGCCATTGACATATGACCCCTGAAAGAAATCATTGGCTGTCTTGTAAGTGTGCGTCTGAAGATCGTTTAGGACACCGTCAATCTGCTTTAAAAGTGCCTGTTGATATTTCTTTTGGTAAATGATGGACTGAAGATTCTGCATATCAGACCGTGAATTCAATTCCTTCAGCTTCTGCTGACAGTCCTTTCTAGCTTGCTTGTACGCTTTTTCAAGGTCTTTCAAACACTGTTCTTCATCCTTCAGCTGTCTTCCAATGGTTTCCTTTTCAGCCTTATTCAATCAAACCACCACCGTCAACATCATCAGGTGTCACCTGTCCCAAAATATTCTGTGCTTCCATGTTATCTGTCTGACCTTCGTCAGGGTCAGGTAACCTGTCCTTCAGGTCTTCATAATCAAGTTCCAAGATGTCACAGATGTTCTGAACAATGGTTTCATCATCAAGCACACCCTGAAGTCCAAGGAACGTGTTGATTTGAATCTGCTGTTTCTCTGCATCGGTCTTTTCAATTTGGGCATTGTCAGAACTGTTAGTCATGATCTCCCGTGTGAAATCAAACCAAACGTCCTTGACTTTATAATCAGTCCCGTCCACGGAATTGATTTCCTGAAGCACAACTTTAAGGATCTGTTTTAAGAACCGTCTCAACCTGATTTCAAGTTTGTTACACTTCAGATCAAGCAGGGCATATCTGCTTTTGATGACAACATTTGTGATATTCCCATCCCCTAATTGGGCAGAGTTGAAACCCATTCCGAAACGATAGATGTTCTTTTCGTCCTCGGACATTTTAACCTGCCTTGCCTGATACGGAATATCAACGGTGTGGACTTCCACACCACCTGTTCCGTCAACACCGATCATCTTCTTGGTCTTCAGGTTGATTGCAAGTTCTTCTAGATCATCACCCTGAAATCCCTTGACCACATGTAAAGGATGGTCAAAATCTGCAAGGTTGTTAGACAGTCCACATGACATCATGTCATAATCATCAATCAGATGTTTGATTGGCTTGACCCCTGACCACTGCTGTCTGTTGTTGTCCAGTCTGAAGAATGGGATGAAACCAAAATTATCATAATAGGTGGAATCATCACCGTCTTTGTGATATATCACATGTGGTCTTGGGTTAATGGGTTCTGAATCATCCATGATAATCTTTCCTTCGTCCGTCTGAACATAGAAGGTGACTTGGTTTTCGTCCCAAACCTGAATCCTTTTAATCATCTGATTCGACTTTGCAAGGCGGTCATTGTACCAATAAATCACATAAGAACACCCGTCATCTGTTTCTTTCTCACGGACTTCCACAACACCCTGACAATCAGCGTGTTCAAAGTGCAACCGTTCATCCTGTCCTTCATAAGCGTACATATAAGACCAACCACAGGACATTGTGTCTGTCAGGGTTTCCTGCAACTCTGAAACAAATTCATCATCAAAATAATCATCCAGTCTGTCCTGTAAAGCAGGGTCATCAGCCCTGACAAACGAATGGTCTTTGTTGGACAGCATATATTGGACTGCCTGATCCACAAGTTCAGTAAAGAATGGGTGTGGAATTTTGATGTTTGAACGTGTCGTGTCTTCCAAAAGCTGACCTTCAGCGTTGAAATAAAACATCCGATATTCCATGATATCATGCAGACCTTCATAATATTTCCGTCCGATGGAAGCCAACTGTTTCTTCTTCGAACTTCGGTCTTCTTGCATGAAATACAGGATTTCTGAATCTTTGAGCATGTTTTCACCCCTTTCTTCCTGATTAATAAATCCAACTGTTCCCAATGATAAAATCTTCAAGTGCGTATCTCATCGCATCCATTAAATGGTTGAAATCGTCAATGGGGACATTCAGCCTTTTTCCAAACCTGTCCGTGTCCCATGTGTAGTTACTGATTTCAGTGATGAAATTGACACATCTAGGATGAACATGAATCTTCAAGTCCTGAATCCATTGGATTCCGTTGACAATGGAATCCTTCCCTTTCTTTGCCCCTTTGATTCTCAGGTGCAAGGACTTCAGTTCGTCAATGGATTTTGGTTCTGCTGAATCTGCGGTGATTCGTTCTTTGGAATAACCCATGGACTGAATCAGACCATGAATCCTCTTGTTTGACAACCCCCGTTCATAGAATTCATCCCACACATAAAGGTCTTGTGTCTTGATGTCCAAAAGCAGAACAATGAATGCTGACGGGTCATTGGTGTAACCAAAATCCAGTCCACAGACGGTCTTTAACTGTGGGTGTGCATTCTGAATCTGTTCAAGGTCAAACTGTTCTTCGCTCCAATTATCATAGATGACACCTTCCACGATGCCCCAACCACCAAGACCTGCAACAGCATACCGCCTCGGATTATTGACTTTCATCCGTTCAAACACCTGAAGGTCTGCATTGTCCAACCATTCATTACAGGTATAATTGGTTGTCAGTGCAAGGATGTCAGGGTCTTCGGTGTCAAAGAATCGCTTCTTCAGCCAATGACGTTCATTCCACGGGTTGAACGTCAGGGTTATCTGCTTCCACAGACCGTCAGGACATTCACCACGGATGGATTCATCCAACATGTCAAAGTCTTCTTCAGACATGATTTCATAAGCTTCTTCTATCCACATCCAACACAGAACACCAACACCAACAGTGATTGATGTGACCTTCAAGGGGTCATCAAGTCCCCTGAATAGAATCTTCTGTCCTGTTGGTGTGTATGTGGCTTCAAGCGGTGACAGCGTGAATGTCCACAGATGATCTGTTCCCAACCTGTGGACTGCCCATTTCAGATCAGTATAGCAGGAATCTTTCAAGGTTCTGAAGGTCTTCCTGATGACCAAGGTGTTTGATTCCTTGTACCTTTGCATGTTGTAGATGATCCACAATGCGGTGGTCTTGGACTTCTTAGAAGCCCTACTTCCCTTGACAACCCTGTATCTTCCCTTGTAGTTCCAAAACGTCTTGTAACCTTTTCCCACGACATCAGGCAGATACAACCGATTAATCTTCAAGGGCATCTTCACCACCGTATACAGGCAGGGCAACGTTCAGGTTGACACTGTTGTCTAGGACACCCTGCATTCTTGCAAGAAGCTGACAAGCCTTGATTCTGTCCGCTTGTGACGGTTTCTTCCTTTTGGTCACCGCCTCAGACATTCCATCACCGCATCCTTCAACAACTATGATTTCTTCCTCGGATTCCTGAAGGATAATCGATGTCAGAACTTCCTGCATCTTCCTAGCATCAATAATCTTCTGATTTTTGATCTCCCCTGAAAGTTCTTTGATTCGATTCTGCAAGTCAACATTCGTCATCAGCCTTGAACCAACCTGTTTAGCAGACCTTTCTGAATAACCTGCACTGATAGCAGACTGTGTTGCGTTTCCGCATCTGACATATTCCTGACAGAACCGTTCCTGTCTTTCTGTCATTCTGACACCCCCTTTCCTTCTCCAAAACAAAAAGGACATCAACCCTGATGTCCTTTGCACACTTTTGATAATATCATTCTATGATATCATCATAGAATATTCAAGTAAGACGGTGTCACATCACTGTCACATCTTTGTCACATCTTGATTTGACTGTATTCCTTGACTGCTAGAACATGCTGATTCCGTGTGTATCCGTATGACCAACACATATCCACAGATGCTTCCTTCAGCCCTTTCCCTTCGATATAAACCAAATACAGCAGTTTCTGATGGTCTGTAACCTTCATCCTGTGTATCCTGTCCATACACCTGATTTTCCACCGCATCCACCGTTCTGTCAGTTTCTTCAGCTTCTGTTGTTCTTTCTCTATCTTTGCAAAACCGTCAATCAGTCTGTCCCCCTTGACGCTTGTCTGAACCTTGTCAGCATCATACCTGATGCCTGAAACACCACTCAGGGCAGATTCAAGTTCCCTGATATAATATCCCTGTTCTTCAACCCGTCTTTTCAGATAATCGATATATTGCAATTCTTCAAGCCCCGTCAAATCTCCGTCCCCTTTCTGAAAAACTCTGTCTGAAACTCTGTTCTAGGTGCTTGTTCTAGCTTGTTCTAGGTGGACACTTTCACCTAGAACAAGCGCAAACACGCATAAATACAGGGTTTTCAGCCACTTTTGTTCTAGGTGTTCTAGGTGTTCGAGCTATTTCCCTATATTATATATATTTTTATATTATTGTCAGCTTATAAATATTATTGACATTACTTTAAATTTTATTTAAAAGTGAAAAGTACCTAGAACACCTAGAACACCAAGAACAAACACCTAGAAAACCCTGATAAATCAAGGGTTTCCGCTGTTCTAGGTGCTGTTCTAGGTGTTCTAGCTTGACCACGAACAAGGTTAAAATGAATAATTATTCATTGCTTATAACCCACCACTTGCGACCTTTGACCCTGACAAGGTCACCGTTTCGTCCGTAAATGTCGTTGAAACTTCCATGGAATTCATATCTGATGTCATCACCTGACTTGAACACTTCGACTTTCTCCCACAACCACATGGGCAGGGCATCCCGTCCAAGGATATATTCTTCACAACTGTCAGTGTAAAAATCAGTCATAGAACCTGACCCCTGTCTGTTGATATATCAGGTCTTGGATTTCCCTGATGGAATCAGTTTGTTTGTCCAGTTCTTCATACTTGGTCAGGACAGCGTCAGCGAATTCAGGTAACCTTTTTCTGTTTCCGAAACCATATTTTTCATGCAGAACCATACAAGGCAGACCCAAAAGCATGATAAAAACCGTTCGAATTCCTTCGTTTTTATAATCATTTTGTCCTTTTTTGTATGATTCTTGTATCATTTTGTTGATTTCAGAACGTTTTATGGATAAAACAGGGTCGTTTTCTTCACTTTTTTGTTGTCTTCTACGTTCAGCCCTGTTCATTTCTTCACCCCCATGAAACAATATCCCTGTGGGTCAGTTTTACAACCACCACCCCATTTCATGCAGATATCGTGAGCAACGATCAGCGGAACACCTGACACTATTTCAAAATGATCCTGTTCAAAATACAGGCACTCGGAACATGTCAGGTCTTGCTGTGCGGATGGTAACTGTTCAATCTCCGTAACAGCTAACGCACAAGCGGTCGTAAATCTTTTGACTCTGTTTCTGACAACATCAATTGCCTGTTGTCTGTAAATTAAATCATCCATGGTTAATCCCTCTTTGTCCACGGCATATATTCCGCAAGCC